GAAAGCCCCCCAGTCCAAAGTTCTAACATATTCATACCATTTTCCCTTTAGTCTTACCACGGATTTCGCAGCCACCACCACGTACTGATCCGCCTTCTTTGCAGTTCCAAGCACGTAATGACTTGTTAATCCGTGAGTCTGGGTCATTAGCTGTTTTAGCAGATGTGAGCTTCTTTTTCATACCTGACATCCTTGCACAGAATGATTTTTTTCTTGCCCCGCCCTCAGGTTGTGGACGCTTGAGTCCAGGTTTGCCAGGATTTGCTGCGTTGTAAGAAGCTCGTCCTTTAGCGTTTAGACCGCCTTCTGGGTTCTTGCCTTCTTTACGCTGCCATGCTGGTGTCTTAGCCATTATGCGACATCCTTTTTGGAATCTACTGGTCTAAGTAATGGATATAGATACTCTTCTCCAAAAGATCCTGCAAACTCTTCCATTCCTAGATGACCTAGCTTAATTGTTGGGTCAATCCATACCTCGTAGCCATGAGCCGTAGCACGATCACAGAAAAGATAATCCTCGCCTACATAGCCTTCTGGGGTGGATTTAAAGTCAAAGAATGAATAGCAGAACTTATCTGGATGCCCATCTACTACTCGGTCATCGTGGTACTTCCACTCAGGGTGATTGTCTCTGAGAGTCTCAAATACGTCTTTACGGATCAACATAAAGGCTGTGGCGATGCGTTTAGCTTTAACTAAACCATACGAGTTCATATAGATCCCGCCATCAGCGTCTTGCTCTAAAGTCGAGATATAGACACTACCCTTTTTACGGGCTACTGGAACGCCACCTACGATACCCTTTTTAGGGTCAATATTCCACGCCATTAGACGGAAGATGTCTTGTGGATTAAACGTAATATCAGAGTCAATAAACATTAAGTCCGTGCAATCTGAGGCTAGGAAATCTTTAGCAATCAAATTTCTGACACGAGAAACAACGGAGCATCCAGAGATATTACAAATCTGAATATCAACCCCGTGTTTAGGTGCTTCTACAGCAAACTGAGCCATTGCAATAGCTAGTTTTACAGATACTTTAAAGTCGTAAGCAGGAAGACCAAGCATGATCTTCCTACCAGCTAGATTAAAAGAACTTTGAGCTTGCACTGTTTCAGTCATTTTTTATCCGTAGTAAATTTGTACTGAATCCATATTGGACATTTCCCCATATACACCTAATTGCGCCAGTATTCCTTCGCCTGGAATAATGGGAGCATTACTAAAAGTATCGTTAGCAGCCGCTTCATAAGTAAGAATCCAATTGCCAACAGCATATACTGCCGCAGTACTTGTAATGGTGCGTGAATTAATATCTGTCAGTGTAAAGGTGTCTGCACCTGTTCGGGTAATAGTGTATGTACCGTCAGTAGCTGAAACGCCTGAATTAGACAAAAAATGAATGCCAATAACTGTACCCGTGGTAAGTCCATGAGCAACTTTAGTTACTGTTACAGTATTACCACTTTGAGCATACGTTACGCTTGCTGATACTGGAGTACTTGCGGTATCAAACAAAGTTACATAACCAGCAGTAGCCGTTCCAGTAAAAGAAATTCCTTTAACTCGTGTACGGTACTTTACAAAATACCCACTTGAATTTAAATGAGCTGACTTTACATCATATTGCATTGCCATAATTAATCTCCTAAGATGTTAAGAGGACTAGGGAAAACCCCTAGCCCGCCAGATTAATTATTAAAGGTAGTTTGGAACTGACCGCCATCAGAGTTACGGACTACATACTCGCAGATAACAGTAGCTGCACCGCCAGAAGCTGTACCAGCACACGCATAAGTAGCGGTAATGAGTACATCAGAAGTGCCTACGTTTACGAAAGTAGCGATGTTTGCATCCGTAATGGTGAAGGTCGCACGTCCTACTGACAAAGGAGTAGTAGTAGCCCCACCAACAGTACCTAAAATGGTTGATCCAGCACGAATAGTGATGGTATTACCAGTCGTACCAGCATAAGCGGTGGTAATGTTTACGGTAATGTTGATAATCTGTGACCCAGCAGGAAGGGCAAACAGAGTTTTTGCAGTCGTATCGGCTACAGTAGTAACAGCAGATTGAACAACTCCTGTACAGCCTGTGTTGCGGATAGTACCAGCAGTAGTGCCAGTGGTGTTTTTAACAGTCCCTAATAACCAAGGACCTAGGTGTGTAGCGAAACCCATGAGGTTCTCCTTATATGCACATAATTCCATATCATCGGTGCATCGTCCCCTAGGCGGGCTGATATGGACAAATTTGTCCTAGACTTAAAAGCATCTTACTACATTTTTATATACTTGCAAATTTTTATTTTGCTGCCATCATGTATAAACCAACGTTTGCACCTGCGTAACAGAAGTAACAAATTGCCATAGGGGTATTGCCTTTGAAGGCTTGTTCTATACCAATATAGGTATAAATTAAGCCTGTCAAAATAATGAGATTAGCACTCATTTCTTTTTGGGTATTGTCTTACCCTTCTTGGGTACTTTTTTAGCCTTTTCTAGCATCTCTGGACTGACATAAGTTTTGCTCATTTCAAGAGCTTCTTTCATGATCACTGTAAAGCCTTCTCCAATCAACCAGTCTTTAGCTTCTTGGTCTAATTCAATAGACACAATAGCACTACCATCGTCTAATTCTTTAATCAATTTGCATGAAATTTTCATAATTTTCCTTCAAAGTCTTTGTGTCGTAATACAGGTTTGGTGGTCGCTTCTAATGCCCAATCTAAATACTGGGTAATTTCTTCCATATTGTCCCCGCCTACGGTCGCACGGGCGTGACCAATTGGCTTACCCATTTCATCGTAAAAGACTTCTCGTAGCTCCATATAAGGCTCTAAAGTCAATTCATCTTCTAAGATAACAAATCTAAGGTTCCAAGTCATAATGTTTCATATTGTTTACATTAAATGCCTTTTGGTAACATTTATGTTACAACTCAAGGGGGTCAAATCCAAGCTCAGTTGCTACCATTTTTGCTCTGTTTTTAAAAGTTTTGTCGTGTTTTGTCCAAGCCTGTGTAACGGTGTCCCAGCGACTGGCATGGATCATCTCGTGAGCCATAGTCCTAATTACTGTGTCTAAATGCCCGCACCTAGCGTCAGAGATGGTAATAGTATGGGCGTATTTTTCGCCATCATCGTAAAGATAAGTACCCATTGTTTCAGGGTCACTATCTACAATAAACCTAATTTCTTCAGGTAAGGGTAAACCCCAATCAGAAAACGGTTCTGTGCAATACAACATTGCATAGATGTTTTCAATAATTTTTGGTGTCAGCTTCATACTTTTATTAACTTACCACGGAAATAAATTAAACCCTCGTCTTCGTTGACAACCTCTGCCAGCTCTGGAGGCATGAGTTTGCCGTTGATAAAGGTTAATACTGCAAAACCAGCTCTCCAGTTGACTGGATTATTTTCTGTATAACTAAACTGATTATCCTTAATACAAGCCATTGTGCCAGTATCTACGCCATATCTTGTACCTGTATAGTCAGTCCAAGGGGTAATTTTAAGAGAATGTAGATGACCACTGACGAAACTCGTACCCGATTTAATGGCATTGTTGTAGACCGCATGAACCCCGTTATGCCACCGATGTTTTATCATGCAAATCTGATTGACCATGATTGACCAGTACCATTTCCAATGCGGGGTGTGGTCTGCAATATCAAAACCCTTGATGCCCTCGTAGGCTGGCAAGACGTTACTAAGTTTGCCTGAGAATCTTAAATCGTGATTACCAATCGTAATCATCAATTTGCAACCAGCTGGTCTTACCTTTTCAATATCTCCTAATCTATCTTGGATCTCATCTAACTCTTCTTTGACTGTGGGACCTTTCTGCCAGCCAATGCGATGATGTTGTGAAATACTAGCAAAATCAGCTATATCACCATTAAGAATCACAATTTTAGGTTTTAAATACTTTACAAACTCAACAAACGCTCGGTGGGCTGTCGTAATGTATTCTGGGTTGTAGTGGCAATCAGAGCCAACTAAGATGGTGCCGTTATCAAGGGTGACGTTGGCTTGCATTTGCTCATCGGGAATGTAAACCTTAGGCATTCCGTTTGGGGACAATGCATCTAAAATAATGTCATATTGTTGTTCTACTCTTCTGCGCCTTTTTAAAACATTGCGAGTGCTAACACCGATAACCTGACTAACCTTTTCAGGTGATTGGTGTTGCCTCCAAAGGGCAATAAATTCTTCATCGGTACAAGCTTTCGCAGCCATAATATACCTTTTTTCAATCAAATCATATTATTAGAGAATTGTGAAAGAATTATGAAAAAACCCCTCCGAAGAGGGGTCCAAACACTATAGTGTGTTTATTAAGCACCTGGCGAACCCCACATACCGAGGGGATCAGACCAGCCGAAGCTGTAACGCTCACGAGACTTGTAACGAACGTTACCAGTATCGAAGTCTCCGTCCATTGAGTTAGCCAAAGGAGTACGAACGAAATGCTTCATACCGTTTGGAACATCAGTACAGAGGAAGTAAGCATTTGGATCGGTCAGATAGTTATTAACTGTATAACCTTCTGGGATCGAACCATTGTTTACTAAAGCGTTGATGTCGTTGTCAGTTGTACCAACACGCAATTGGGTTTCGAGCAAACGAGTTGCCACGAACTGTAGTGCAGGTGGAACAATTAACTTACGTGGTTTAGCAGCGATCAGCAAGCTACGCTCGTCTGTCCAAGCAGCGATTTGAATAACGGCAGCTTCCAAGGAAGTTTCGTTCAAATCAGCAGCGGTAGACTGAGTGTTGCTGTTGGTGCCACCAGAAACCAGTGGGTGAGCTGTCGAGAACAGAGGTACACCGTCACCACCGTAATACTGGGCAGAGTTGGTGAAACCGTTGTTTAACACAGCAGCAGCTTTAACCTGCTTTGTGTACGCCATAGCACGAGCCAAAGCTTTGGTATAACGAGCGGATAAGCTGTCATACAAGTTGTCCTCGATTGCTTCCTCTGTTAGAGAAAAGCCAAGGGCGATGGTTTCGTGGTTATAACGTGCTGTGAATGCCTCTTGTGCATTGTCATAAGCGATGGCAGAGCCTTCGTTTTTGACTGGTGCAGCGCTGAAGCCCGACAGTTTTGTTTCTTCTTCGAACGAACGCTCAGAGGTCTCA